GGTCTTGAAATTGTTTAACTTTAGATTCTACGATATCGATTGTCTCTTTCTTTACTGTTGCTAATTGGTTTTTACTCATTATTAATTCCTCCTATTTTTCGATTCTCAAAGTTTTGTCTTGCTCTGATACAACTAAACTGATTAACTGCGAATCAATGTCTAATAACTTCGTGACTGATTCTGCATTATCTACGAAAATCGGCGCTTGTACTTCGTAATGTTTAGATAATGTATCGATCACATCTAAACCGACATTAATCTTCGCTGCGTTGTTAAGCCCTTTGTCGTAAGGAACACCGTCAAATAACGTTACGCACGTTTCTTGTAGCCCGCCGTTGATTTGTTCGTCAAACAATTTAAAGCGTGCATGTTTAAACTTGCTGTTGATCTTGTCTTCAAGGAGTTCAACTTTCGTACGGATAAATTCTTCTGTAGCAAACAACAGCGCTTCTTGTTCTTCAAACTCTTTCGCTAGTTTCTTTTGTTCTTCTTCAAGTTCAGCGATTCGCGCAAGGTTTTCTTCGTATTTCTCAAGTTTCAAAAGTTCGCCTTGATATTCGTTTCGTTCTTTTCTTATTTCTTGTATTTCTTCTTTCGCTTGAGCGACTTCTTTATCAACAGACTCATTAATACGACTAATCTTGTCGTTTAACTCTGATTTAGTAGTGATAAGTTGCTGATATTCTTCGTTTTCTTCGATTGGTGCCGCCTTTTCTTGCTTGTCTGCCAGTTCTTTTTCTAGCTTGGCCACGACTTTTTCTTTGTCCTCGATCTGCGACTTGATTTTATCTACGTTCTTATTGATTGATTCAAGTTCTTTTTCGAGTGTTGCGACACGTTCTTTATTACTCACACCTTGTTTTTGAATAGATTCTAACTCTGTTGATTTCCAAGCGTTAAAGTCTGACTCCGCTTTTTCTCTTGCTTCGTCCAATTGTTCTTGTGGAATTGGTTGCTTACACGTCGGACACTCGCACTTATCTTCGTGTTGCAATTCTTGGGCGTTAATCTCTGACCATTTAGCGCGTAACTTCGTCATATCTTCTTTAATAATCTTGATATTATATTCAGTGTCAGTCGCACGTTGCATCTCGTTCGTTGCTTTTGATTTCAAGATTGATAGATTCGACTGTTCTTCCTGCAATCGTGATTTCAGTTTGTAAACGTCCGCTAGATTATCCTGTTCATGCTGATTTTTGACTTGTGACAATTTAAGTTCAACGTCACTTAATTCTTTTTTAACCTTGTTGACTTCACTACCATTCCTTAAATCATTCAAATTTTCGCTTTTCGTTTCGATTAAGCCGTCTAATTCCATTAATCGAGCGTTTATATCATCTTTCTTTAAAACGCCTGTATCGGCTAATTTTCGATGATTCTCGTCAATTAGATTTGGAATGATTTTTAGGCGGTCATTTATCTCTTTTTTAGCAAGTGCCACTTTCTTTTTTAAATCTTCAATGCTGTGTTTAGTTAGCTGTTCTTCTAATACTTTTAATTTTTCATCAGTAGCTAACACATCGTCATTTGAGATGTCTCCTGCTATTTCTAGTAATAGATCGCGGCGCTTTGTCCAGTGAAGTTGCTCGTTAAAATAACTAGGTGATGTCAATAATTTAAAGACGTCCTCGCTAACGATTTCAGCAATCTTTTTCGTAAATTCCGTTTTGTTACAAGGCACCCCGTTAACAAAATGGTCTGTCGTGTGTCCTGTGTGTTCAGCCGTTGCTGACCCGCGCTTTTTCGTCCATTTTTCTGCATAGACTTTTTTAAGTGTTAGATCAACACCATCGACCGATAATGCCGCTTCAACCTCGTGATTTAAGTTGTGCTGCACTTCACCATCGACAAGCATTTTGATGCCAAAATCTTTTTGGTTGTTACTGTCTTTGTCGAATAACAACCATACAAACGCATCAAACAGTGTTGTCTTACCCGTACCGTTTTCTCCAAAGACTTCGATGTCTTGACCGTCCGCCTGTAATTCAAACGATCGAACACCTTTGAAGTTTGTTAACTTCAAATTGATTAACTTGATTTCTTTCATGCTTGTTCCTCCTTGTTTAAATTAGGGAAAGCACTTATAATGAACGTGTGAGTTTTTATAAGCGCTTCACCCCTGCCACCTTTGCCGAGGCGGCTTTTTCTTTTGGGATTCCACTCCCTCGTCGCGTTGAACAAGTATCAATATTGTGAGTAATGAATACTTGCATGTTCTTGCACATAACCAACATCAGCGCCAACTAATGTTTGATGTCTAGTGACATCTAGCGAAACATAAAACCTGCACATTAAGATTTTATTTTTAGTCTTATGCTCCGCTAGATAGCACTAGCGCTATCTATATTGCTGTGATAAACTCTAGTTAGGTTATTTTTGTTGAGTGGTCGCTGTCGTAGGTGCGCCACTCTTTTTTTATGATTTTTTCTTCGTATTCAACGTTATCGACTAAGTGTTCACCTAGACACTGAACGTTACAGTAGTAATCATTATCGTATTCAACAACTTCTTCAGTGTCTCCAAAATCTCTCATACAATGACTACATCTCAATTTGTCCACGATATTTTTCCTCCAATTCTCTTTTTCTTGCTGTTCTATCAGTGACGTATTTTTCGGCGTGTCCAATCGAATTATTGATTACATTCAGTAAGCCTTCTGCCGTCTCGACATCACCTTTCATATAAGCTATTTCAATCATTGCTGAAAGTGACGCTAAATGAATTTCATGAAAAACGGCTTTCGTATGATCGTCTAGTTCGTCTATTTTTTCGAGTATCGCTTCTGATTCAAATCTTTTATCATCCACGGTGATTCATCTCCTTTTCAATCGCTTCTAGTAAACAATCATGAAATTTTGTGCTGCCCGTTTCGTTCTTCTTGATCATCTTCAAATCACGCTTTAGATTATTCATTCTGTCTTGATTGCCAAGACAATCTTTGAAGCGCCGTTGTAAAATTACTTGGTGGTTCATCGTTCACCCTCCTTGATTCTGTCGTACTCACGAATCATCTTTGGCACCATGTAAATAAATAAGACTACGACTGATATACAATAGATTTCCGTGAAGTTTTTAAGAATGTAGTCAAGCATCGTCATCCAACCTTTCGACTATGATTTTATTTTTGCCTTCCGCCCGCCTTTTCTGTGATGGATAGGAGTAATACTTAACCATCTTTTCTGACGTATTCAATCTTTCTGCACACTCTTTTAATGTGCCGATGATGATTAACTCATCGCCTTTATAAACCGCATATTCTCTCATCCGTTTTCTTTCACCCATTTCAACAGATATTCTTGCGTCTCTTTGACCGGAAAGACCTGTTTCTTACCCACTTTATATCTTGGAAAACCAGGTTCATAAATCAAGTGAGATTTTAGGTGACTGATTGACATGCTTGTCTTTTCAGATAGTTCTTTAATATCCCAAAACACTTTCTGAGATTCGAGTTCGTCAAGCCGCTTTTTTAATTCGGCTTTGAACTCTTGCTCGATGTAGTCTTTGTCTAGCTCGACTGTAATCATGTTGATCAACTCCTTAATTTAGTAATCATTTTCGATATAACCGTCATTAAAAGTCACGTATTCCAACATTTTAATAATCTGTTTAATGTCTTTCTTTTCAATTTGAACCGTTGCAATGTTTTTTATTTCGTGCTTTGTGTGACTTCTTGTATCTGTCACCGTCGTTTCCGTTTCCTCATACTCGATAAGGGTTAAGTTGTAAATATCGTTATTCTCGTCATACTCAACAGATACGTTTGCATTGTTTTCGATTACTGTTAATTCTGCATTTTTAAACATTTATAATTCCTCCTTGATAGTTACACCTTGTTTAATTGCAAAGTCTTTTACAACTGCCATGTATACCTCGATTAACTTCTGTTCGTTGCCAATCATGTCAACCTTGTTTACTTTATTGATTTTTGATTTAGCAACACCTTTATAAGCTAATCGTTGTTTTGCGTTTTCTAATCGTCTGTTTAAATCGCATTTACCTCTACGCTCAACTTCATCGTAAATATCGTTCGTTACTTCTTTATAAGCGCCCATACCACCACGAGCCATTGCTATTTTGTTAATCAGTTTTCGTGATTCTTCTCGCCAATTTGTAACATTAAGTGCTACCACATCTTTAATATCATCAATTTTCGATTCTAATTTCTTTGTTTCTAACTCTTGACTTGCTAAAGTTTTAAATAACTTGTCGAACATTTGAAGTTCTGGGCTTAATTGCGATGTGTCTAGTTGTTGTTTGATGTGATTTTCCATTTTGTTAAAAGATTCGATGTACTTCATTTTCCAAGTCAACGCTTTTTGTCCGCTAAACCCCATCGCAAGTAAAGTGAATCCATCTCGATTGATGTAGAACATTCTATATTCTTGTTTATTCTGGAAGTGTGTGTAAGTTCCCTCTTTAAACAGGTCTGCGACATTTTGCGCAACCCCCTTTTCGATTAGATCATCAATAGACTTGAGTACGTCTCTATGATTCTTTTCGAAATTTGTAGCCACTTGCAAAGATGTTGTAACTACCTCGTTATTTTGAATAATTGTTAAATCTGACACGAAAACCTTCCTTTCTCTTTCCTTATTTGTGAAACTATTGTATAATTAATCTTGTTCAAGTCCTTTACACGAGGAGAGTGATGTCTTATGACAAAACTTTTGAACTATGCTGTGTCTCAGTAATGATATTCTTACAACAGCGTTGGGTGCGATACCAACAAATGTAAGATGTAGCTGATATCTGCATGAGACTTAAAAACATTTCGCAGTGCATCTCGAATATCAGTCGAGGTGCACTTTTATTTATTCTCAAAAAAAATATTTGTATTAAATTCCGGAAAGTTTAGCTTTATTTTTTTTATGAAATTGAAGCTAGGTGATCTATGATCAGATTCAATTTTTGTATATGACGATATAGAGACACCTATTTTATTAGCCATTTCTTTCTGACTGAGCGATAAGCTTTTTCTGAAGTTAGCTAATTGATTCATTTAACTTCCCTCCCGATATTTATCAATAAGTTGAAATAATTCATCGTGTAGTGATTTAATCTTTGTACCATCAACGTCATCCAAATCTTTGATTGATCGCTTTTGAAAAGCTAATCTAAAAATTGTATACATAGATTGTTGGTTGTTGTGCCAATGACCACAATTGTCGTTATAATCGCTACGGAATCGACTCTCCATATCCTGCCTTACGGTTATCCAAGACGGGTTGTACACTGTTCTTGGTTGAATCTCTTGAACAACTTCATCCTTAATGGATTGAATGAATTTCTTGTATTGTTCTTCATCGGAAAAATTGATACTGAAATTACTCATTTATTTCACCTCTTCTGATTCGTTTTCAAGCTCAAACAAATAACCTAATTCTAATTCCGGGAAATACCGTTTTTTAATTTTTATAGCTTCCGATAACTGAAGGGGATATCTTCCGTTTAATTTGTCGGAAACCGTAGCGGTTCGCCCGTTAAACAAATCTTTAGCTATATCAGTTCGCTTGATATTTCTTCTAGCTAGCTCCGCGTTTAAGTTAGGGTACATATAGTCAACTCCTTTCCATCTACGATGTGTCGTAACTTACATTTTTAACTTTAAACTACATGTCGTAACTTGTCAATGGTTTTTATTAAAAAAATTACATTTTGTCGTATTTTAATGCTTTACATCATAACCGTATAATGATAAGATTAATTTAGTTACGAAATATCGTAACTATAATTCAAAAAAAGAAAGGGGGGGTGAAATCATGAGCAAAGGAAAAAGATTAGAAAACATGATTTTAAGAAGTAGATACAAAAACATTAGCCAGTTTTCTAAAGCTGCCGGAGTTCCATATACCACAATCAAATCTTTTATTGACAGAGATTTAGAGAGAGCTTCTATAGATAGCGTTTTAAAAGTAGCTAATACATTAGGAGTTAAAATAGAAGATTTGGTAGAAGAAAATGATCGAGCGCCTGAAAAAGAATCAACTTTCACATCAAGTAAATACGTTTTCTTGCCAACATCGATAAGCGCCGGATTACCTTTAACGGTTGATGGCATAGATCATGCCGAAAAGATAAGCGTTCCAGACTCGATAATGGGCAAATGGGCAGGAGATAAAGACATTTACATGATGCGAATAAATGGCGAGTCGATGAATCGTATTATCCCGCACGGCTCCATCATCGCTATTAAGCCGACTGACTGCAACTTGCTGAAAGATGGTGATATTGTTGTTTACTCAGACAATCATGATTACTCAGTTAAGCGTTACTACAAAGACGGTGAGCGCTTAATATTTAGACCAGATTCGCACGACAGTCGTTTCTACGACTACGTGACAAGTGATAATAACGAAAATTTGGTAATACACGGTAAAGTTGTTGTTTATATTGTGGAGTTAGATTAAATTACTTAGCGCTAAATAATTTAATAAGGCAGGCTGATCACCTGCCTTTTTTAAAAAACAAAGGAGTAGATATTATGAGTACAAGCATTGAAAAGTATAAAAGTGATAAAGAGTATAGAAAGAAAGGTTTAGTCAAAATACCGGTATATTCTAAAGTTTACATGGATGGTAATAAATTGATTGGAGAATTAAGAGGTAGTAAAAAGGTAGAGGTAATAAAAGTGTATAAGGAGGGTTAATTATGGCAAGTATCTTTAAACGCGGTAAAAAGTGGTCATATAACGTCTTGATAGGTAGAGACCCACTTACCGGCAAACGTAAACAAAAATCTAAGTCGGGATTTAACACAAAGAAAGAAGCTGAAATCGCGGCCGCTAAGATTGAAAGCGAGATTTATGATGGGAATTATGTAGAAGTAACGAAAGCGACATTTGACGCAGTGGCTCAAGAGTATTTTAAAACGGTAGCAAAAAATAAGATGAGGGATTCGACGTATCAAAATCGATTAGATAATTACAACAAGCGTATTGAACCCGTTTTGGGAAAGCGCAAGATAAAAGACATCACACCCGCGCAAATACAGACAATTTACAGCGACTGGGCTGATGAGGGATTGTCATCGTCTTACGCTCGTACATTGCATAATTTTATCGCGTCTGTCTTTAAATACGCGTACCGTGTCGATTATATTAAACGCAATCCGATTGAAAAAGTCGATGCACCAATACCAAAAAGCAAAGATTTAGATGTGTGGGATTCGGACGAGATTAAGAAGTTTTTAAAAGTGGCTAGAAATCACGAGACGTTTATCATTTACTATTTAGCAATCTACACTGGAATGAGAAAAGGCGAGATTTTAGGTTTGAGGTGGAAAGATGTTGATTTTAAAAACAATAAGATACACGTCACGCAAACGCTCGTGAAAGTTAATGAGGAGATTAAATTTCAAGAACCTAAAACAAAAGGCTCAAAACGGCAAATAGCCCTAACATCCGCTGAAATGTTAGAGCTAAAAAAGCACCGTCTTACAAAGAATATACAGTCAGAAACAGATTTAGTCGTGACGACATCGGTTGGCACGCCATATTCGCCGCGCAATCTGTTACGTAACTTCCATATGATTATTGATGAAGCTGATGTAAAAAAGATTAGTTTTAGAGATCTACGACACACGCACGCAACATTGCTTTTAAAGTTAGGTGTCAATCCTAAAATCGTCAGCGAGCGATTAGGTCATAGTAAAGTATCCATCACGCTAGACATTTACTCTCACGTTTTACCAGACATGCAGGAATCATCAGCTCAACAGCTTAGTGATCACTTAAATGGCAAAGCGAAAAAGAAAGTCTAGCAAAAGTCTAGCATTCGTTATAAATGACGTGCGCCAAGAAGTAAAACCCCTTGGCGCTCTAGTGACTTCGACTGGTCTCGAACCAGCGACCCCCACCCTGTCAAGGTGGTGCTCTCCCAACTGAGCTACGAAGTCA